AAATGCTCCTAAAGGCTGTCCAACTTTTCAGAAATAATCGGTATGATTATAACGAAAAGGAAGATGGCTAATTAGTTTCATTCAAGCTTGGGCGAACTGCTCATTAACTATTACACCAAGTAAAACTTGTTGTAATATAATAGGAAATCGATCCGTAGCTTTTGTTAAATCAAAACAATAGGTAGATTTACCTTTAGTTTCCAAAAGGATTCTATTAAATTGTTTTGTTTGATCAAACGTACCGTCCGTTGGAAACAACTTTAATGCTTGCATTAAAGCGTCATGCAACGGTTTAAGTATAGTTTGAACTCAAAAGTTACAGATGGCGAATAGCCTAGTCTTTCCAGCAGGTTCACTGGCCAACGAAATTTTCCCGGTGATCAACGAAAGTTGATCCCCTACACTTATCGTACAAAGGCGAATTGAATGTCCAAACTGTTTTATGATACAATCTTTATCATTGGTTTCGCTATGTAAAATATCATAGTAACCCATAAAGATTTCATAATAGGTTTGATTCATTCATATAGCTAATGCACATAAGTGTGAAGTTAAAATTGAAGGACCCATTGGACCGCTTTTAAAACGAAAGCTTAATTCGTGACATGACAATTTGGATAATTCTAATTTTCTTCTTATTGCTTTGCCGAATTTCTTAAACCAAATCTGTAAGAATGATTTAAAATCTTTAACAATAGGATCTATCGGTTTACCGGTATATCCATTTGTTATTGACGATTCGTCAAACTTAGGAAGAAGTTTAATAGATTCGAACAATCGTAATACAGTCATTATAACTCTAATTCAAGGTGAATCACCAGAAAGTAGATGCTTAATTGCAGCTAACTCTAAAGGGATGCCCTGTTTTGTTGTCATAATGAAAGGATTAAGAAGTGATTGAAAGTTCTTAACACCAAGAACCTTACCTTTTAGCCAGTTATAGATTGACTTGTACCTGTTAAGGGTTCAAGTTGGTCCATTAGCTGATAATCGGCTTTGGAACTGAAGTGTGAACTTTTGAATCCATTGATTAATAGAAGCATGATCAAACGTATGTTTAATATTTGAATCCAAATTTGAAAATACATGAAAAGCTAATGCTTGAATTGTGTTAATAAAATTATTCATCTATTTAGTACTAAGTTATTGCTCTCCCAATATTGATAATATTGGTGCCCTTAAGTTAAATTTAATGATATTAAC